CCATACTTTAACAGATGTTAGGTCATCCCTAACATCTGTTAATCTAATAGTATCATATGGTCTATCTAATACCAACTGTAATGATTTTACGCCTGGGTATAAAAATGCCGCCATGCTTATCCTTTAAATAATAGTTTTAACAACTATTGTTCCTAAAGTACTTGTAGTACTGTAATTACCTTGTCTATCTACTGCTCTGCAAGCTACTCGATAAGTAACTCCGGCTGCTGACAGTCTAGGTCTTGGTTGTTTACGAAGATCAAACCTAGCTATACCGTTAATCTTTATAACTGTAATATTATTTGTTGCTGGATTTGGAACTAATTCCCAGAAGTCTTCTACACCCGTGTCTTTATATAACCTGTACTCATACGTATCAAAGTCAGCTGTTTTTAAAGCAGTGTCTGGTGTTACAACAATATCGGTTTTATCTAAGTCTAAAGTTAATAGTGGTGCTATTGAGCCTGTTAGCGTTTTTCCAGCATTTGTAAAATAGAAAATATCAGACCAGGGTCCTACAATAGTTCCAGATTTATTGCTGTATCTTGCACGTATTTTATAGACACCGCCTGTACCTAATGCATTAACAGTTAAACTGCTAATAGATTTGTCAACACGGTAGAGCTGTGTTAAACTATCGCTTCCAAAATCACTGTTTCCTGGAATAATCTGTGATTCAATTTGTTCTGCCTGAATAGTTAAATCTGCAGGATTCGAAAAACTAACAATTACAACGTTTTGATACGTTCCACCAGAAATAGCTTCACTTAATACACTGTCGCTAGTTACTTGAGCAATTATTGGTGCTTGAGTAATACTGTTTTTAACAATGTCGTTGTTAGCTAAAGTAGTGTTGGGATCGTATGTTAATAATTGTGATAGATCAGCAGTATAAATACTAGGTGCGTAATCAACTAAAGTTAACTTTGCTCCTGTTGAGCTTGTTGGCTCTATATTTAAAACTACTAATTCTTGAGTTTCATACCCGATTTCGCCTAACATAAATAAGTTGTCTGCCTCTAAACTATCGCCTGCAACAATAGGTGCGGACGAACCTAATTTAATAGTACTAACTGTTACTGTGTTACCAGCAGTTAACGTAGGGCTAGTAGCTGCTAAATCTATTGTTTTAGTAGTGCCGTTAGGTTTAGTCTTATCGTTTACTCGAACTAATATTCTGTAGGTTTTTCCATGAGTTAAGCTAACAGGTTCTGTTAGCTCTAATGTAGTGCTATTAACAATAGCTTTTATCCTGCCTGAAGCAACGCCCCATAGCGGAACATCATGGCTTACTTTAACTACATCTCCTCGATTACATACTAAGTACTCGAAGTCAGTATTTATGGTATAGGTTTCAGGGCGTAGTTTTAACTGCGCGTGATGCCATCTAGCCAAGAAGCGTGCTTGGTTAGCATTAGTTACGCCAGGTAAAGTTATACTTTCAAATAGTGTTGCTGCTGTTTTACCGCCAGTACCGTCTTGGTTATACCCATAATTATAAATAATATGCTCAGAAGCCTGATAGGCTTGTTCTTCATCTACAATAGTTACTCGGAAAGCGTGTGGCAGTCTTGGTAATGCTTTTGTAGACTCAAAACCCCAACTATTGTGTGGAGTAAAATATTGAGTAGTATAGGCTCTAGGCTTGTCAACTACAACAGACCATTTACCATCTAAAAATATTGGGCTTCCTAAGCCTGCTGCACAAATATCTCGCAGCATATCCATAACACTCATACTATTAGTAATAATGTTATTATAAGTTAACGGAGCACTAGAAGGATTATTTCCTGCACAGAACTCGTGCCAAGTTTGCAAAGCAGCTAAATCTATTTTAGTAGCCATTTCTGATGCGCTTATCTTATACGCATTAGCTGGGTGCATTAAAACATAAAGAAATAAACTTGCAGGATTATTGGTAGGTCTGCTTAGCCATTTTTGTGTAGCCTTATCCCAGTCTAAACAAATACTTTGAACTAAAGCATTTACTCCATCTACTGAGCCGTTAATTTTATTTGTACTCTGCACACGAATAGCGGTTTTAGCAAGATAAGTTCCTGGTGGATTAACAGCAGGTCTTGTATTGTCAAAGCAAGCCGCTGTAAAAAATATTACTTTGGAATACCTTTGAAAATCACCTTCTTCGGCTGCATCGTCGTCTGTGCGTCGGCATCTAACAGCATATCGTGCTTTAGGTAGTTGAGTAAAATACTGTGTGTATCCAAAAGCGTCTTTTCGAGATTTAGATACTCCGGACGTTCCAAATACTATTTCTGTATGTGTTGTAGCTACAGTATTTAGACCAGACTTGGTAAAAGTTATTCTAACTGCAGTAGCCATGTCACGACCGCCTTCGTTACCACCAACTAATTTAACAGTGTGGTTGCCAGCTTGAATGTATACATTACTTGTAACAGTTTCACCCCAACTATTCATAGGCATAGTTACTATTAGTTTATCGTCAATGTAAACGCCGCCAGTATCGTCTGCAGCAGCTTCAATGTCATAGTATCCCGTCTGAGGGAAGTTAACTGTTTTAGTTATATTTAAAATATCTGAGGAGTTACCAGCATGGTTTGTAGGACGTATGCCGTAAAGTTGTAAAAAACTGCTCCAACCGCCATATTTAGCAAAAGTGCTATTTACACCCGTGTATTGTGTAGAATTAAATATTTCTACTGGAGTAGCTGCTGAAGCCGTTACTTGTCCAGGAAGACTAGTATCGTTCCAGACTTTACCTGCTTGAATAGCAATTTTAGTAGCAATTAAGGTTGTTTGATCTGTAACCCCATCACCACTACCAACTTGAACAGTTTCTGTTATGGGCGTAGGTGTTAACTCTAATCCATTATAACCGACATAACTACTTAAATGTGATGTAACAGGCGTGATTATGCCTGTGTTAGTCATAACCACAGTGTAAAGCTTTAATGCATTAGGAGGTATCTGTGGTAAATAGTTATATGTACCTCCGTCCCCTATAAGACTTGCATAACTTCCTGATTTATATTCTGCTATCATTGTAGCACTGGGAGGGCCGTTTAAAACATCTGTTGCAGCACCGTTATAACGTTGTACGCCTCCGCCTGGAAGCATTGCAAAAACTATGTATTGGTATAAACTAACATTTTCCCACTCGTTACTAACAGTATTAAATCGATTTACTGTACCTGGTCTAGTAAGCGTTGTTGTGTAAGCGTTTGAATTAAGTTGATTAGAATTATAAGCACCCAAAGAATATGCGGCAGTATCTTCGAAATCCCAAGTAGTACCATTATATTTACCAAGCTGAATTTGGACTCCAGCAGTAGCTGGCGTAACTTTTCCGTCTTTTTTATTAATAGTTCGCATACCTACTGGAAAGGTAAATGCTACGTCAACACGTGTTGACTGTTGATTAAAATAAATATACTGCCAAGGATTTCCGTCTGTGGCATTATTAACAAGTTCAACAGATTTTGCAGGAGCTTGCTCTACATCAGAACCGTAAAGAGCATTAAACGCTGTTTGATCCTCTTCTGGACGCCCGTATAGCGTTTCCGGCTTAGGTAAGGACATAGCCAAACCTTCATATAAATTTTCAAGGCGGTTTGCGCCAACAGAGATATCATTGATTGAAAGCGGACCAAAACCCCAAGTAACCAGTAGGTTTAAAAGGGTTGTATCTGACATAGTTTCAATATAAGGCGATGCAGCTAACATTGCTGTCATTCTAACTTTGCCTAAAACAACGGGTATCGGCCCAAATTTATTTGCTTGATTGCTTGTACCTGAAAATAGGTTTAAAGCATTAGGAGAGCCAGGATCATTAGTTGTAGGCTGACGTACAGGCATAATTGCATTTACCAGTGCAACACCTGTTGCGGAGATAGCCAGGGTAGCAGCAGTGGCTTTCCAACCTGTTAGCTGTAATCCTGATATTCCAAGTTCTTTAATACCCTCGCCTGCTAATTCTGGTGCTATGATAACAATTGCAATAATAAGCAACAGTTTAAACGTATCGCGACCTTGCGGTACTGCTCTATACGCAATAGCTTGTCCTGCTTTTACAACTGTAGTTGCCCAGTTTTCTTTGGCAATTGGAACGCCATCAACTACAATTACTAATCTATCTGTATACTCTGAGCTAAGATGATATTTGCTTTGTACAAATAGTGCAAAGTCTTCGACAGTTGTACCTGCAACTGTCCACTCGCGATATACGTTTGTTTTTAGTGGGTGAGGCCTGCCTACAACTTCGATTTGTGTATTTTCGCTGTATTTGTAAATGCCTTCTAAACGTTTGTTCCACTTAATATTAGCCAGTGATTCAACAACACTGTCGCGACCTTCGCGGCAGTGCAAAAATTTGTTGTTACCTACGTAGATGCCAACGTGTGCGGGCTCTCCATAAATATTAAATAATACTACGTCACCTGGTGCAGGAGTAGTAGTTTTGTTCCACGAGTCCTTATAAAGACTAATAGCCCTTGTGACGTTAGTGTCATAAGGGCCAGTATATTCGTCAACATAGCTTGGTAGATCAATATTTAATTCTTCTTTGTAGTAAAGACGAACAAGTCCCCAGCAATCTATTCCATCAATATCTCTGCCGTTATCTTTGTAACGCAGACCAATATATTTATCATAGTTCATTAAAATAGTCCTGGAAAGTAACCAGGTGTAAAGTTATAACAAGGAAATGGCTCCCTGCTTAGATTAATCATATCTAAGCTTAAGCTAATTTTGTCTGCGTCATAACTTACACTGGTAATATAAAAATCTGCGAAACTAGCTTCAACAGTGTCGGGTGAGCCAGATAGTACTAGCTCTATTAGTATTTTTGTTGGTTTTGTGAGAGTATTGCGAATTTGGGCAATAAGATCAGGCGAAGCAAAGTTTAAAGTTATGCTGCATTGACCAACGCCTGCTTCTTGTTCACCTGGTAACGCTATTTCCATTGGTAAAAAATAGTAATCATTGCCTCGACTCGTTACACCATACACTATTTCAAGCTCAGTAGTTAAAGCTGGTAATCTACCAGTAAAACTATCGGCGATACGTCCAACGACTGCTATGTTATTTACTGGATCAAAAACAGTTAAAAGCATAATTATTGCTTGATCTGTTTCCGAGCCATACATTGCTCGTATGGCTTGTGGAGACAATCGGGTTAAGCGACTCATGGCATTATTTCCATTTTTAAACTAGTAGACCAAAAACCTGGTGCAATGTATTGAAGCGTAAAAAATTCACCACTACCGCCAGGAATAATCCTGGCATCTATTGTAGTACCCAATTTTCTTGGATGTGGGAATGTAAAACGACTTACACCCTTTATATCGTCTTTAATAAAAGTTTCTAATCTATCACACTGTGCAGTTGTCATAATAAATGATAGTGTCATTTCGTTAGGGCGGCTTGCTCGCCTGCGCTGTTTAGCTGGGCCTGCATCAGTTTGACTGCGGATGATATTAACACCCACAGTCTCCTGAAAACCCTTTTGTGGCACTTGCGGCAATGTTGCTGGCCATGCAATTGGCATATATTATCTCCTTACCATTGAGGGACGCTGTCCGTAGCTGCTTGTTAAAGCTTGTTGAGATGCAGAGCCTGTTCTTGAAAGTTGATCCGCTACCATGTCTCCAACAATAACTTCAATCTTACGATTACCTTTAGAATCAACTGTTTCTGTAGTAGTAGCTTTCTCAGATGAGTAGTTGTTAACAACCACATCAACCTTAGTACCGCCACTATCTGAACGAACTCCAAGATTACCGTTATTGTCGCGCTTTAGGGGCATAATAGCTTCTGGTCCTGCTTCGCCCATTAAGCCTGTACCTTTTGCAAATTTAAACATAGTAGGAGAATCTACAACAGAATTAGTAAATGTTCCGCCTTTGGCAAAGGTTCGTAATCCAGCGTCGTATACTCCGCCCTTGGCCATTCCTGTGTATCCTCTAGCTGCTGCCTGTGTTACATCTAAAGTGCCAGCACCACCACCACCCCTAGTAAACATATCAAATATGCCTCTTATGCCATTCATGCTCCTATATGAGGCCATCATTTGTTGCTGTAACTCATAGCGAATTAAATCACTAATCATACTATTAATTAAGTCTTTAAAGCTACCCTTACCTGTAGTTACCATATCTACTATAGCACTAGCCATATCAGCAAATGTTTTCTGGAAAATTTGATCATAATTTTTCATACGATCAGTTAAGCCATACTGTAAGTCAATAGATTTTTGTTTTGCGGTATTATTTTGATCAATACGTTTAAGTTCCCAGTCCCAAAAAGTACTAGCAGCAGCGTATCTATCTGCAAATGATTTTGCATCATAAGTAGAAAGATCTAGCAAAGCTGTTGCCTGTTCTCTAGCAATCTCTCTATACTTGTCTCCAAGCGCATTATTAGCTTTTGCTTTATCGTTATCAGACTGTGCTAAAAGCATATTTAATTTTAAAGATTTTTCTTGTGTGGCCACTTCGTCTGGATGCATCATTTGGACTTGAGCTCGCAGCCCTAATAATTCCATTTGATTATTAATACTATCAATTTCAGTATCTCTTTGCAGCTGTTCTAAATTAATTCTGTCTTGTATAAGGGCATTGATTCGTTTATACTCATTAGCAATTCTTGCTTGAGCCTGCTGAATAGTTAAAATTTCGCCTTCTTTCCCTTGCTGTTCTTCTAGTAACTCAATTTGTTTAAACTTTGAATCGCGTAATTCACCTAGAGCTTTTACGGAAGCTTTATCTTCATTTCGCTGAGCAATTGATATTCTGTCTACAATACCAAAGACCTCGTCATATAAAGCTCTTTTTGCTAATAGTTGATCTTTGCCTTGCTTATCTGCTTCAAGCTGTTGCTTAGCTGCCATCTGTGAATCATTTAAGTACTGATAAATACCTAAAGTTAGATCTTGTTGTTGCTTTTTCAGATCAATCATGCGACCACTAGCTTGCTCTAATTTAAGTTGTTCTTCTCGCTGTTCTTTTAATGTACCAAGTTCAATGTTATTTTGCTCAATACGTCTTTTGGCTTCTAACGCTGCATTTGTTGCGCGTGCACCTTGAGTACTTGTGGCATAAGCTACAGCTTGTGCCTGTGCTTGAACAGTCATTCCTGACATTTCTTTTTTCGATATGCCTTGATTCTTATCCATTCTTGAAGTAACAATGTCTACACCCGCTATAGTTCCTTGCAAGTTCTGAAGTTTTGTAAACTCATCTTGTGTTAAAGGTCCTTTTTTAGCTTTTTCTTGCAGGTCTTTTACACCTGCTTCTGCTAATTCACGTTCTTTTAAAGCGTTTGCGCGCAGCATAGTATTATTTAAACTAGTCATAATACTGTTTTGTTCTTGTTGAATTTTAATATCTTCAATATTAAGATTACCCATTGCTTTTGATATACCTGGGCCACTTAAACCTGACAACAAGTTTTTGCTAATTGTTAAAGCTGCTTGTGCTTGTGCAGCACTTGCCATACGCTCAACTAGTGCATAGCCTTTGCTTATTGCACTGCCTACAATTTTATTTAACTGATCATTAAGTGCATTAAAGTTTAACCTATTAGAATCTAACATAATTGTTAGACTTTCTAATCGTGTTTTTAATCGTTGTCTTTCTCTTTCTACTACAGTTATAGTTTCTTGACTAGCGTTAGTAAAATCCATGCTAGCATAAGCTTCTAACTGGCTTTGAGCAGCTGAAACTTCTGCTGTGAATGTGTCAATATTATTACTAATTTGTGGCAAGACTTCTTGAATCTTAGTTAACTCTTGAAATGCTCCAGGACCTAGTAACCCTACAACTGCTTCTTTCTTCAATAGTTCTTCTAGTGCTCCAACTGAAGTTCTGGCATCTGTAAAAGTTTTACTAACTTCCATTCCTACCGTCATTAGTTCACGGCCAAACTTAGACACTGGATCAGTAGCTTGTAGAGACTGACCTAATTCTTTAAATCTATCGTCAGCATTTTTTACTGCTTCCTGAACTGTTTTAAGAGTTACCGCAACTTGTTTTTGTTTTGAACTTAGTGAGCTTAACGCTTTTTCAGCTTCTTTTGCACGAGCAATTACGTCTTCATTAGCGGTAGCTGCTAAAGCTTCTTTCATCGCGGCTTCGCTTAGATTTCCTACTTGTAATACTTCTTTTAACTTTTCCTCTGCCGCTGCTTTTAGCGGACCAGGTGGAATTAATTTTAATTGTTGTGCTAAATTGGCGGCTACACCACTTGCAAAATCGGCTTTTAAACCTTTGCCTACAGCTACCTTGAAACCATCCATAAACTTATCAAACCAACCAGCCGTTGCGTCTGCGCGCTCTAGTTTGTCTGTTAAGCCTCCGAGATCTTCAGACAGCTGCCCTAAAGCATTGCCTCTAGCAATTTGGCCTGCTGAAGCTAAAGTATCTCCGTATCGAGTCCATACTTTTATAGCATTTTCTACAGTAGCGGTATTTTGACTAATTTGTGAACTGAACTCTGCTACTTGAGCACTGTTCTTACTAAAAATGTAGTCTAGAACTCCTATGCCTACTGCAAGTAGTCCTATTACATTCATTAATCTGCCAAGACTACGAATAAAAATTCCTGTTTCAGTGGCTGCGGCAACTCCCCAACCTGTAGCTCTAGTTTTTAATTTGTCCCAGCCGCTTAAGTTAGAGGCTTTATTTAGATCCTTTTCAAGTTCTGCAACTCCAAATCTAAATCCACCCTTAGTAGTGTTATCTGATACATTTGCTAATGCGCTTAGACTTTCGGATCTTGCTCCAGCATCGCGACTAATTCTACGACGAGCTTCTTCGCTCATATTAGATTTTTGAAATGCATCTTCCGCTTGATTTTGTGCGCTGCTAATTTGACGTGTAAAGTTTAACTCTTCTTTTTTAGCATCTTTTGCACGTTTAAGTGCATCTGCATAGGCCGTAGCTTGTGTAGTGCCTTTACTGTTTAATTCATTTATTTGTGATTGAGTACGGGTAAAGTCTTTAGGATCGTCACCATATATACCACTAGCAATATTTTTTGTAGTTTTAGTATCACGTAATTTCTGATCTTTTTGTATTTGTGAAATATCCGCTATTGCTTTAGCATATCTATCTTTAGCAGAATCTAAGTTGCTTTGCAATGCTGGCAAATTAAATTTTGCCATTGTTGATTCAACATTTTTACTAGCAAAACTTTCTGTAATATCTGCGGCGTTTTGTTTTGCAGCGGCAGCAGTTTTTACTAGCTCACCTCTCCAACTAGCTAAAGCTGGCACAGCCATTTTTAATAATTTAAAAGCTAAGCCTGCTAACACTGCACCTAACAGCGTACTATTATTTGCTAAAACATTTGCAATTGGTACTAATACTTTATTGACTAACTCTAATCCAGCAGTTGCTAAATTACGAATACTTGATTCTAATTTCTGCCAAGGATTGGCGGCTAATTCAATATCTCCAAATTTTTTCTGCAATTCATCAAGAACTGCAACGGCAAAGCCTTGACGACGTTCATAGTCAGTTAAACTTGCAGAAGTTTTATTTAAACTTAGTGCATATTTTTCTGCAGCTGGACCAAGTTTAGTATATAAACCTAACTCGTCTAACAGTTCAGGCTCTAACTTAGTAATACCGCGAGTTAAACGGCTAACAGCATCAGTCATATCTATACCAAGAGCTTGAGCTGCTTGTTTAGCTCCTTTAGCGATATCTAAAGTCTGTTTATTACTTAATCCTGCTGAACTAGCTTTAGTAACACTAGTCATTGCTTCACGCAAACTAACTGCACCGTCTGTAGCTTCTACAAATTTTTGAGCCATACTGCCCAAAGCAACTCCGCTAACTGAGCCAAGTTGGTTCATACCACTAACCATGTTAGTAGTATTCATTGCATCTTTTAAAGCACCAAAAGCAGCTGTAACCGCAAATAGATTGGCTGCAACTGTTGCGTATACTTGTACTAATCCACCAAGACCGCGCGATTCTTTTGCAAAGTCTCGTGCACTCGCTCCAGTAGCTCCCATTGTGCCACGGCCGCGATTATATTCCGTACCTTCTCCCTTGGAACGATAACCAGCATTAGCAGCTGAAGCTTTACGACTTAGTTCAGCTGCTCTTGTAAGCTCGTGGTTATATTCTTTTTGTTCTGATGTACGCTGTCTTGTAGTACCGCCCTTGTCGGTTGTTTCTACATTGATATGGATTGTATGTCCTGCCATAAACTCTCCCAGGCTATTAAAGTAACAATTAAATAATTGTTTGGTATCATTATAACATTATAGGACTCTTTTGTCAAACCAAAAAATTTTTAGCAATAAAAAACCCGCTATGTTTTACGTAGCGGGTTTTTCTGTTGGTTTAGAGTTTCTAATCTGATCTATTCTTGTAGAATCGATCATGTGAATTAATTCAAGGTAGAACTTTTTGTCTCGAGGATTTACCTCGTAGACGTCAAAAAGTTCAAAGATCCCATTTAAGTTTTTTCCTAAATAAGTCCCATTCATGTATTCCCACTCATCTCTTAACATTCTATAAATACTAAGTGCGAGTTGAACCTCCATAGCAAAATCATCAAATTCAACTGGTATTTCACTTTCAACGGGTTCTGAGCCAAGTTGGTCGCACATATCAAAATATTGCTCCTTGGTCATAGATACAGCCCCGTTTTGCATATAGCTAATTAACTGTTCTTTTACTTCAGTTAATTGCTCGTTGCAAAGTTTCCCAGGTCGTTTACTCTTTCGCTAACAAAACTGTCAAAGTCAGTAGAATTCTTAATTAACATTAAAGCATTCTCTTTTGAGTAGCCAAGTTCGTCTTCTGCATCAAACTTACTAACATCTACTGGTGCTAATAAATCAACATATTTAAACTTTAAACCTGACCAGCCGCGAATAGCTGCGTCAACATATAGTTCTAAAAATAAGTCTTCGTTAAAATCTTCTTGGGTTTGACGACCTTTGAATGTAGTTTTTGTGGACTTTTTACGTAAGTTAATTAAATTATCACGACTAATGTAATTGATTTGTAGTTTAAATCCAGAGAATCCTGGGTAATCTACTTCAATTGTTTTGCTTGGGACTAGTAACGATTTTAGGCTAATTTCTTGTGCCATGAGTTTCCTTGATATTATTTTTCTAGATTCTAAAAATAGGTGCTGGAGATCAACCCAGCACCTGCTGTTAAATTACAGCTTAAGCTGTTGCGTAGTACTTGACCGTAACTTCGTTAGCTTGGTCAATGTCAAACACAGGGCTTCCGCCAGTAGTAGAACCTTGACCTGTAAAGGTAAGTGTAGTACTAATAACTTGTTCTGTGTTAACTGTTGGGATTTGCAACATAGCTGCAGGTAGTCCTACGTCTACGTGTGTACCACTTGTACCACCCATTTGGATGTTAATAGCGTAGCTTGGGTTAATTTCGGTAGCAGCGCTATCAATCAATCCTTTTAGTAATCCACCGGTATTTGCAGTGCCACTACGTAAGTAAGCAGTCAATGTACCAGTAATACTACGTGTACCTGTAAAATACGTGATAGGAAGATTAACAACACCTAAGTTAGCTGGAGTTAAATACGTTAAATTATTACTCATGGTAATTGAACCACCAGTAATAGGCACACTATAGTCGCTACCAGCAAAATCATTGATTGCATCATTAACTTGTAAAACAGTAAGCTTATTTGTAATAAACTTAGCTGCAGTATTTTTAGCATTAGCTTCTTCAGCACCTGTGGCGCCAACATCAGCACCTGTAAAGGTAACTTTGTTATTGGCAGCAACGCTAGCTACTAATGAGATTTGACGAATCAAACTACCTTTTCCGGCCCATTGAATAGCAGCAATTGCATCAATACCGAAATCAATAGTAGCTGTGTCTAAAGCACAGTTATCAAGGGCGTAGGCAAGATCATCAAATACAATAATCAAACCAAAGGCTTCTAATTGATGCTTATTAGAGTTTGCTACTGTAAAAGTTCCTGGGCCAGCATTACCAGCTGTACCGTCTGCCCAAGCAGCATTTGCAGTGCCATAAGCGATTGATCCGCCAAATGCATTCCATAGTACTTTTTCTTCACAAGTAACATAGTCATCAGTACCATTAGTAGCACCATTTGCACCTGGATTTAAGTAAGGACGAAGATACGTTGAGAACGTAAAATCTAGTGGCTCAAGTGCAGTGTTAAAACTGCGCTGACCACGAGCAGGTGTAGCACCAGCTTCGTTTAGTGTAACTGTGTCAACAGTAGTGTTTTGACTAAAAGTCATACCTTCGAGAACTTGAATTTCCCAGGTATTTGCGGTTGAAAACGGTTGAGCTTCGTCTTTGTAAGTACCTGCCCGAACACGACCTTGACTGTCCACGTTTGTAGTAAAGAAGACTCTACTATTACGAATTAAATTAACTGCCATAGTTATTCCTTTTTTTAAGTTTTAACGTAAGGCACACCTACAAGACATTTATCTGTTTTGGTGCCATATAACGT